CCGGTCTTTGACTTTGACGCGACACCCAACCCACGGCTGTTTAGTCGCCCTTCGGCGACCAGCAAACTCGGCCCCCGCCTGCGATAGACAAACTGCAACTTCAGACCTTGCCTGCGTTCCCATTCCCCGGGTGTGATCCGGCCACCACGGGCTGACTTGCCCGCAGCCGCTGTCGGGATCGCCAGCCAAAAGCCATTCTTGGACCGGATCAACGGGCCAGTGTCATGCGCGCGGAGGATCACCGGCGCTTGCGACCACACCAAGGCGGCCGCACTTAGGCTGTCACCAGATTTGGGATAGCTAGCGAGCCGGATTGAGTTGCCAAGCCGCCGCCCAAGCCCGGCACTGGTGATCTGAGCGCGCCAAGCGGTTTTCAGCCCTGTACCCGCCTCGCGCATGGCGGTTGAGACAGCTTTTTCGCCTGCTTTGATCTCGGCCGCCATCGCAGCAATCAGATCAGGCGCAAGATCGAGTTTGATCCTCATGCGGGGCTCAGTTCCAAGGTCCATATCAGCTTTTCCCGATCGCGACGAGGTTCGCCTTGAATCAGGAACGTCTCGTCTCCGATCAGGATTTGCTCTTGCGGACGCGGGGCCGGGATATCGGCCACACGAAGATCAATGCGCGTTGTTTCCGACCAAAGCCGCGCGGACCCGAACTCAGTGATCTCATCAGGTCGTCGCAGGATGCCCCGCGCACGGGTAAAGCGCCCCTCCCCGTCGCGGTGCCAGATTTCCACCGACATATTCAGGTCAGCAAACAGCGCACCGACAGCTGCAGCAAAGGCCGTCATCAGGTCCGCCGTGCTGAGCGCAGCACCTGCGGCCGGGTGCAGATCGGCAGCGGGTTCGACTCAATCTCGAGACGAACCCACTCATCGCGGTCCCGGTCGGGGATCATCCGCGCGTAAAGCGGCAGCCCCAGCGTGTTTACCGTCTCGAAGGTGTCAGCGGGGGCGTAGTAAATCTCGAACAGCCCCTCGACGCCTTCAGGATAGAAATAGGCCTTGTCGGTCGGCACACCAAATCCAAGGCCGCCGCGGTAGCGGTGGAAGCTGATGCCACCAAAGCTGACCGCTTCCCCAACGCGGCCCCGCATATCAGCTGCGGCGGCCGTATTCAGATAGGTCTCCCGCACTTCCTTGTGGGCCACAAGATCAGCAAAGAAGGCAGAGCCGCATTCAGCGCGAAGTTGCACCTGGCCAGCGGCAAGTCCGCCAAGACTGTCCTCAACACTTTCGATCAGGGCCTGGCAGCGTTTGCGCAGCGCCCCCGAGCCCGGGGTGGCATTGTCGAGGTCAAAATCCACTTCCACCGCAGGCGTGATACCAAACTCAACGTAGTAATTGATCACCGTCGCACCGTCCTTGGGGTCTTTCACCACCCCTTGGATACCGTTGAAGAGGTGGAACTCAAAGGTGGCCTCAGCGTCATTCCTAAGCCGCCCCATCTTGCGCGCAACCTCTGCCTGCACCTGTTGGGTTGCGGTTTCTGAGCCAAAGTCACGGATACCCTGGATCTCTGAGGCCCAGAGAACATCCTGCTTTTTAAACTGTCGACAGACAAAGGCCCGCATGTCGCGCCGTTCGGGGACCTGTTGTTCATAAGCCGAGCCACGCTCCGAGAACGGGATCAACGACAGCGTGCCATTGCGGCTCTCAATCATAATCGTACGCGCCCGCACACCGCGCGCGCCAAACAGGTTTGCTCCCGACAATATTGCAGGCTTGAAGGGGATGTTTTCGAGCGCGCGGGTCAACTCGATGATGCTGAAGGCGTCGCCTTCAAAGATGTCCATGGTGGCCATGAGCCGACCTCCTATTCAGGTGGGGATGATGGGTCTGCGCCGATCGCTCAGCGCAAAATGATGCCAAGGGCTGCCAATGCCGTGATGGCAGCAGTGATCTGCGCCTCAGTGGCGCCCTCGGGCAGGATGATCTCAGCGCGGTTCACGATGGCAGGGCCGCGCAAGATCACTACGCTGGCCGCGTCGGCGTCCGTGGCATCAATCGCAGCCCAGAGGATGCCTGCCGCGTTTTGGCTGCCATTTGTAGCTGCAGGTACGAGGCCGGTGTATTTACCACCCGTGGTGATTTTGCCGAGCACTGTGCCCGGGGCAAGTTTGCCCGCGCCAGAGGCGACTGTGATGGTTTCGCGGGTATAATCGCGCAGCACTTCCCAGACGAGGAAGTCGCCCGGGTGTGGGCCTTCGGTGAGCGTGGTCATGCAAATTTATCCTTTCAACTTGAAGGTGCGGGCGATCACATCGCCCCAGGGATGGGTGGAACTTGCCGAGCCCGGTTGGGCATGGGCGCTGCTGATATCAGGATCGATATCTGCCTTGGCGGCCAGAAGGGCTGCGCGAATGTCATCAAGACCTCTGTCCTCTTCCAAGAACCGTCCCGCCATTTGCGGCTGACCGGCGAGGCGGCACAGATCAATCACAGTGCGCGCATGCGCGATGGCTTCAGCACGGATGGCGCTGGCGTCGGGAGCAGTGTTGCCAACTCCAACAGTGCTCCGTCCCTCAGAGAGGGGAGCTGGTTCTGGACCCAGATCAAAAGTCTTGTCAGCCGCAAGAGTTTCTGGATCCGGCGCGGGTTCCGCGTCTGGACCTGCTTCAAGGTGAGCCCCAGCAGCTTCGACGCTCTTATTGGGGTCCGTAACGGTGGAACCGGACTCACGCGACAGCGGATCGCTGATCTGAATACCGTCGTGACTATCAACAGTTTCACCCACCCCAGCCTCTGCCGCCTCTGCCGCCTCGACGGCCTCGACAAGCACCGGCGGTGCATTGCGGAAGCGCCCGATGTCGAAGCTGGCGGCAATACGGACTGGCTCTGCCATCCGCGTGGCCAGTCCCAGATCCAATGCGTCCTGCGCATCGAACCATGTCTCTGCAGCCATCAGGGCTGCAATCTCCGTCTCGGGCTTGCCAGATTTGGCGGCATAACCCCGGGTCATGCTCCCCGCAATCTTGTCCAGCGTGTCAGCCATCCCTCGCATCTCAGTGGCTGTGCCCATGACAAGGCCGGAGGGATCATGGATCATCATGAAAGCATTCTCCGGCATGACGATCTCGTCACCCGCCATTGCAATGTAGCTGGCAGCCGAAGCCGCAATCCCGTCGATCCAAACGGTGATCTCGCCTGTATGACGCTTTAGCGCATTGTAGATCGCCACTGCATCAAACACCGAGCCGCCCGGACTGTTGATCCGCAAAGCCAGCGGCGTGCCATCCGGCAGCGCGCCCAGCTCCGCCAGAAAACCCTTGGCCGAGACGCCATAGGCTCCGATTTCATCGTAGATCAGCACCTCCGCGCCCATCGCTTGGGTTTGGGCTTGGGTTTGGGCTTGGGCCCGGATCGTGTACCAGCTCTTCATGATGTTACTCCTGTTCTGTGGCGAGATCGGTCGCCGTTGCGCCATCGTCCCCGTCATTGCCGCTGTCATCACCATTGCCATTGCCCGGGTCCGGACGGGTGGCGGGCGTTGCCCGCGCGCCTTGTGTCTCGCCCGGGCTGGTGCGGTACTGCAGACCCAATGCTGCAACGCGGGCCGCATCCGCTGCGTTTTCGCGGTCTATTTCCTCGACGTCGTAGCCCGTGGCCTCGACAACCTTGCGGCGCGAGACAATCCCTGCCTCCATCGCCAGCACCTGCGCCTGGATGTCTTTCAGCGGATCAACCCAATCCCAGCGTGGCGGGATCCAATTCACGGCGCGATACCGCGCAGGCGAGCCTGCATAGTCTGGCAAGTCCAAGGCGCCCGACAGCACCGCCGTCTCTAACCAGCGGGCCCAAACCCTGCGACAAAGCTGATGCGCGACAACACCGTGCTGCAGCTGTTCGACCCTTCGGCGGAACTCGACCAGTTCAGCGCGCAGGCTGGAATAGTTCGCTTGGCGCACATCGCCGGTTACCAAGTGATACGGCAGCCCCAGCGAGGCTGAGACCGATAGCAGTGTCCGGTATTGAAACGCCTCATAGCCGCCACCAACATCGGCAGGGCTGGAGAACTTGACGTCTTCGCCGGGCAACAACACCTGCAGAGTGCCGGGTTCCAGACTGACCGTAGCGCCGCTGTCATCGGTCGCCTCAATCTCGCCCATCAGCTGCTCTTCGGGTGCTGTCTTGGTAATGAAGCCTGCGAACATCGCCGCCGTTTTCTTGCGGTCCAGTTCGGCGTCATCATATTGGTCGAGCAAAAACAGCCGCACCATGGCAGGCGCCATATGCGGCAACCCTCGGATTTGCCCTGCGTCAATGGGGCGGTAGATGTGCAGTACGTCCTCGGCTGGCACCCGGGTCGTCAGCGGCAATGGCATGGTCTGGTCCGTGCTGTCGCCGGGATGACGGCGCCGGAAGTGATACGCCACACGCCGCCCGATCAGATCAAACTCAATTCCACAGCGGATTGGATTTCCATTGGCGGCAGTCTCGGTCTTCTCAAAGGGCAGCATCTCAGACTGCAAAAGCTGCAGCTGGATAGGCACCAGCAGGCCATCCTCGGACCGGCGCGGGCGCATCCGCACAAAGCATTCGCCAGCAACGAACATCTCGCGCGCCACCATCGCTTGCAACCCGTAGAAGTCGGTCAGACCGTCAGCATCCGCCTCATCGGTCCAGGCGAGCCACAACCGCTGCACCTGATCACGCAGCGCCGGATCCTCAATCAGCAACGACGGCTTGATCCCGTCCCCCACCAAGTTCGACGCAAAAGCCTCACAGGCATTTGCCGCATAGCCATTGGTCACCACCAACTCACGCGACCGCGCCAGCAGACGCGGACCGCCCGAAGCGACCAGCGAGTTGATATTCTCCAAGGGCGGTTGCCAGCCCCGCAAGCGCCGTTGCGACATCGCCCCTTCCAGTCGCGCACGCACGTCTTTTGGGCCGCCGGTTTCCCGGCGGCGAAAGCCATCAAACCAGCCCATGCGTTACAGCCCTTTGCTGGTGATCACGCGCACTTGGCGGATAATCTTGCGCCCCTCGGCTGCTGCGATCTCGCGGTCCAGCACCTCGATGGCCCGGTCAATTTCGGCAATGCTGCGATAATCGACGGTCTTGCCGTCGTAACTCACCCGTGCCACGCCCGAGGAACGCTGTGCCGCCAGTGCCTCACGGCGGGTTTTAAGGTCGGTGATTGTCGGCATGTTTACCTCATGTAACTTGATGGCATCGAGCGCCGCCGCGCGGGGCTGCGCACCGCACGAATGGATCCGGCTGCGGGCTTGTCTTGTGACCCGTCACCGTTGCTGTCCCCGGCCACCTGCATCTCCAGATCAACCCAGCGCGCCTCGGACCAGCGGTCAGCCCCGATAATCCAGGCAGCCGCGCGGGCGTAGACCCGGCAATCCAGCGCCTCGTTGCGTTCGCGCAGCTTCTGCCATTCAAGCCGGGCAAACCCGCGTTTGGTGCGTACCGTGACCAATTCCTCGGCCACCAGCTGCTTGAGCCATTCGCTGTCCACCCAATCGGGCAGATGCACCGTGCCGGGCGGGAACGTTACGCCCTCGGCCAATTCTTCCTTCGTCGGGCGCGGCAGGCCGAGATGGCGATAGGTTTCCGCCTTGAAGGTGGACACCGCCACGGTCCAAAGCCGAGCACCCCGGCGCAGGCGTTTGCCCGCGTCGGTCACATCGACATAAGTCGGGCCCGAGACCGGGCTCGAACGGTTGAACCCTTCAACGCCTTTCACAGGCGCGACCTGCGCCACACCCTGCCGCCGCGACCAGCCATAAACGGCCGGAGCCTCATAGCCGGTGTCAATGGCGAGCTTGGCCAGCCGGAGCTGTGCTCCGTTTTGGTGGATCCAAGTTCGGTCCAGTAGCTTTGTCAGCTCGGCCCACGCGCCCTGATGGTCGGGGCCGCCCTCAATCACGATGTGATCGACCAGCCAGCTTGTGCCGCCCCGGCCCCAGGCCCAGACGTCAACCTCGATCCGGTCTTTCTGCACATCGGCCCCGGCGGTCAGGAACAGCCCGCCCGTAGGGACGATGCCCGGCTTCCATGTTTCGCGGCGATCATAGAGCCGCGACCAGTCCGGCGCTTCGCCGGTTTCCACCCATGTCTCGCCAAGGATCGTGTTCTTGAACGCCCGGATGGCCTCGTCTGAGCCTTGTGCTGCCTCCCATGCCCGCACGATCCGCTCCCAGCTCAGCCAGCCGATCGGCGAATACAGCGCCGAGAGATGATAGCCGACGGTGCCGGGATCGGCGGCGGCAGCGGTTGCCCGCCACTCGCCCGCTTCCAACAGTGCCGTCTTGTGATGTTCCGCGATGGCGCGATGCAGCCCTCGCAATGGTATGCCGCCGCCTCGGGCCGCCCCTTTTCCCAGCGCAGCCGCTCGAATTTCAGCCACTGGAACTGGCCGCAATGCGGGCACGGCACGAAGAACCGGCGTTGATCGCTGGCCTCGTATTCCCGCTCGATCCGGCTCAGCCCCCGGATCGTGGGGGTCGAGACCAGGAAGATCTTGCGCCGGTGGGCGAAGGTCAGTGACCGCGCCTCGGCTAAGCTGACCGGATCGCCCTCATCATCGGCCGAGGCTGGATAGGCATCAACCTCATCGAGAAAAATGTAGCGTGCCGGTGTCGAGCGCAGCCCGACGGCCGAGTTCGCCCCCGGTCATGATCAGGATGCCGCCCGCGAATTCCTTCGACAGCATCGTGTTGCCTGCATCACGCGAGCGCGCTGGTTTGACCCGTTCGCGCAGCTCCGGGCTTTCCTCGATCAGCGGGTCGATCCGCTGGCG